TCTCTACCACCTTCGGGTGGTTACCCTTTGTTGCGGATATGAAGAAAATCCTCATTAGGTTTTATAACCTAAGAAAGGATGTTTCCCATTACGTCAATGACGCTGGGAAAGTTCTCACATACCACTTCAAAAGGTCTATTGATCCTGCCGACGTGAAGCCGCTCGAGTTCTATGAACCCGAGCCTGCACATGCTGCTTACGAGGGCGAGTTCTGGTATGCTAACACGTTCGTTGAGAGCGTGGAAGCAGATATCCAGATACATCGTTCTCTAAAGCAGCTTGTGTATTCGGCGACTGCGACGTTCCATTATGAGATACCTCAACAAGGTTCTCTGGCCTATCTTTTGGCCGCAATGGATCGTTTTGGTATCAACGTCTCACCAAGTGATTGGTGGGAGGTCGTGCCATTTAGCTTCGTTGTCGATTGGTTTTACGATGTCGGTCGTCTGCTGGAAAGGTTGGATTTCACCAACCTCCCGTCCAAAATCGTGATTCACGATTTCTGTGACTCGATTAAATTCGAGTTCATAGAGGAGTATGAGGTTAAGAACCTTGAGATTGTTCCCACGGTTCCTGACCCTCAAAATCCTTGGATTGCTTCCCCAGCTCAACCTTCTCGAAAATATATCGAAGAAGGATACTATAGGTGGACGGGCAATTGGCTCGTCGACCAGGAGTTGTACCCGAACTTTCGGACCCCATCGGGCCGTCAGATCGTGTTACTCTCCGAACTGGTAGCCACTCGTATGTAGGGAAGTTCCCTATAACGAAGCTCCCAGTAGTGGGCTTACGCCCTAACTGGAGGATCTCGCTTATGTTTAGCGACCCCTTGGTGTTGGACAATGATAACAGTCCAACGAATGACACTCGCACTTTCAACAAGGTTGGATACCCCACACTTGGTGCCGTCGACTACATTGTCGATCCGGACATCGAGCATGGTGTGCTCCAAAACTTGAAGATCTCCCACCAAAAGGTCGGGAGTGGTGCGAACACGCGGTATCGACACCTCGTAAGATTCGAGGTGCCGAGCTACGATGCGGTACTCGGCCTATACGGGACTCATGCCCCGGTGGTCGCGTACGCAGTCTTCGACATTCCGACGAACTATGTTCCGTCGGGTGCCGAAATTCAATTGGCCCGGATTCTGGTG